GCATACTCTATAACTGCATCTATAGACGTGTTAGGGTCAAAAACTACAGGTGCTACATAATCGCCTGTAGGGATACCTGATTTTTGTTTAGTGCTAGGTGTCGCTCCTGCCTGTGCCAAAAGCTTTAGCATCTCTCGTATTTTATCTAAAGCCATATTTAGATTTTCTTGATCTATAAGCTCTTTAGGTTTTAGGTTATCCAAAACTGTTTTAATACCTAGCAAAGTAAAGTTTTGGCTTTGTAAGGTACCTAGTATTTTTAAGTCCTCGTTTAATTGCTTTGTGGCTGACTCTATGCGGGCTACATCTTTAGATGCTATCGCATCTTCTAGGGCCAACATATCTTGCTTAATTTTTAGGCGCTGCACGTCATTAGTAATAGCTAGTATCTGTGCCCCAGTTGTAGCCTTACTTAGCGCCTCAGCCTGGCCGATTAAAGCTGCGTTAAGTTGGATTTTCTCAATATCAAAAACGTCTGCACCCTTGTTTAATGCTAACTGACCTGCCGCAGTAGCTTTATCTAAAGCTGCCTGCTCCTTTTTTGATTTAAGAGTTGCTGCTGCGCTTTTAGCCTGAGACTTAGCTAAAGCTGCTAGCTCTTTATTACGCTTGATAGCCGCTAACTCTGCTGCCTTTTGAGCTGCAAGGTTTGCCCTACCTGTATCTTGATTAGCTAAAGTCATTGGCTGGCTAAAAGGCTGTGGGCCTTTAATCTCTTTAAGTAATTCAGCTGCTCGTTGTGGGCTAAAACGGCCTAATACGTTGCCAACCAAACCAAAAGCGCCTTTAACTATACCTGCCCCTGGGATACTAGCTATCTGCTCTTTAAGATATACAACGCTATCTATAAAGTTAGATAAAGACTTTGCGGCGTTTTCTATATCTGTGCCTACGTTTGCTATACCGTCACTACCCGTTAATGAGTCAATAGCGCCGAGCAGGCTTACGCCAATAATCTCTGAGGCATTAGATGAGGCTGCTGTAAGCAAAGACATCTGCCCTATGTAAGTATCTAGAGCTGCTTTACCTGAGCCAGCAAAACGATTAGTGAGTAAAGCAATAAGATCATCAAAGGACATAGCTTTAATCTCTGCCTGAGTAAGTCCTAAATTAAGTTGCTTTAATCCTTTTGTGTTACCAACATAAGCCTGGCTCAATATGTCAATAGTTGAGGCGTAATCTAAGCCGCTGCCGCTAGATACATCAAAAGCAAGACCTAAAAGATTTTCAGTTTTGGCTACTGAGCCAGTAACAGATGCTAACTGTGCAAACGCTGGGCGTAGTTGGTCATCTAGTACACCCGTTTGGCTTTGCATTTTGGATATAAAACCCTCAGCATCAACGGCAGCATAAGCTAAGCCAACATTTTTTAAGGTATTGGCCAATAATCTTTGAGCTTTAATATCCTCACTAGCTGCCTTTACAGATGCTTTGCCGTAGGCCAAAACTGCGGCAGCGCTAAGACTTACGCCTAAAGTACGCCCTAGACTTTTAACGCTACCTGTAAGTTTTTTAGTTGCTTTGTCAGCATCTGAAAAAGCCTTTTTACCTAAGAATTGACTGGCTATATTTACTACTAGATCTGTAGCCATTAGGCAGCTCTCCTTGTATGCTCATAAAACATTTTTGAGGCATTTTCTAACGCCTTAATAACAGCTGAGTTAGCCCGTCCGTTATCCTCGGCCCAGGCTCTAAAGATTAAACGTCCAGTTAATTTACGCCCAGGACTACCTACTAAACCCTTAGGGCGAGCGTTGACCAGCTGACCCGTACTGTTAAGGTTATCTATAAACTGCTTACCCGCATTAGGGTTAAGCGAGTTATTAAAGCCTTTACGCTGAGAGTTATCTTTTTCTTGATAATACCTAATTGTAAAATCTCCTGGGCCGTCTCCTGTGCGATAAACCACGCTTGCAGGTTTGTAAGTTGGTTGACCTTGCGCATTGGCACGGCCAGCTGTTTCATAAATAGCCCCAGCTGCAGATTTATTAAGAATACGAGCTAAAGCTACAAAACCGTTTTTATTAGGCTTAGAGGGTGAGGTTGAGTAAGTAATCCCAGCTTTAGCCGCGGCTGAATTAAACTTTGGGAATGGACGGTAAACAAGGTTTTCGGCACCTGATAAGTTTTTAGTCCAGCCTGATAAAACCTGACCGTCATTAGGCACGTAACCTCTAGCTACTGTGGTAACAGTTTTTAACGCTGCCGCCATTTCTGTCTGAGTCTCTTTAGATAGGTCGGGTGCAAAACGCTTAAGGGCTACGCGGAGCTGTACGGCTCCCTCTAGCTCTGTTGGCATTTTGTAGCTCCTTAGATCTATCGTTTATAACTTTGAGCATATTCTTAAACATAATTGCATCAAGGTCTAGTAAGTACTGAGGCGCGATACCCGTCTCCACGGCTAGCTGCGCTATGAGGTAACCAAAGCTACCGCGCCCCACTACCCCAAAGGGTCATCATCTAGTACCTCAACCTTAGCTAAGGTTTCTAAAAACTCTGCCCCAAACATTGGTACGGTTTGCCCGCTTGTGCGTAAACACTCCCAGGCTAGCCAGTACACATCGCTCTGCTTTTCATCATCTCTAAAAGCTTTGTGAAAGCCTTTTTTTGCATATAACTCAAAGGCGTACTCAATACGTGGCGTAATCTGATGATCCGATACGCTGCCGTCTGCCCTTGTTATTTTGAGTCTTGCCATTGTGTTAGCCCCTTTTCTTTATTCTCAGCTAGTTGTAATTACGATTGGTGAATTACAGGTGAAAGTAATGCTTTGAGTAGCAATATCTGCTACAGCGCCGTTAATGTCTGTGGTGTTATTGACCAAAACAGTAGTGCTATATAGCGGGTTAGTTGCTGATACTGCTGCGCTTGTCTGCTTAAGTGTTAGCGGTACTGTTGTACCCCAGGCAGCTTGCAAAGTAGCGTTTACGTTTGCTGCAGCTGTATCGCTTAAAAAGTCTAGAGTGATAGTGCTGGCCTCTAGGCCCTTAACAAACTTATGCGCTGTATCGCCCATAGCTGTAACCTCTAGCTCGTCAAAGGCACGGTTAATAGTTGCGCTTGTAACGTGATCTGATAGGACTACTGAGTTAAGAGTAGCCACTACGGTATTGGATAGATAAATTGCCATTGGGCTATTCTCCTATTTTCTCGGTAGGTGTGTCTTTTGTTTTTGTCTCTTTAACCTCTACTGGCAGCTCTTGGCCAATTTTGATTAAAAACGCTTTTTCTTCATCTGTAAGTGCCATTTATATCTCCTATGTCCAGCTGCTAAGTATGGATAATTGTAAATCTGCAGTTAATAAATCACCGCTAGCAACACTTAAAACGCTAGGTGCAGATACAGCGGTAACATTAAATACGATTGAGCTAGCAGCTAGTTTATTAAACACAGCTACTATGGTGTCCTCAATGCCTTGTAAATTGCCCTCGTTTGAAAACATTGGCACCGTCATAATGACCTTTAGGTTTACCATAGGTGAGATGCCAGCATAAGAATTATTGCTAGGGCTTATGTATGGATCTGCTGGGGCAACCACGACACTATTAGCCAAGATTGTGCTAGGCGGGTAAGCAAAAGTACTCCATACGCCTACGTTTGTTAACGCTGTGGCTACGGTTGTACGTAAAGTAGTTATAGCTGCAGGCATTAGCCGACCATACTTGCGGGTGAAAGATACGGGGCTAAAAGGCCTCTTACAGATGCCATAAGCGTATTAGACATTTTGAACGGGCTAGGGCTATAGCCGTCCACGCTAGTGCCCCCGTTTTGTGTGCTAAATCTAGATGTCCATATATTTTCTGCCAGCATTAAAGCTGCAGCGTTAATAGCTGGGGTATTGGCGTAGGTAGCGGTTTTTGTATCGTCACCTGTCATAGTGCCGTAAGGCAGTACTCGCCTAAAGTTTTGGTCAGCCGCTACTTTTGCATATTGGATAAAACTGTAGCCTTGTGGAAATTGCCAATAGTTAAGTTGCATATTAAAAGCAGGCAAGATATTAGCTGTGCCTGTAGAAAATGGAATTGTGCCCGTAATTGTGTAAGTACCGTTAAAGGTTGAACCAGCCCCAGCAATAGTTACTGATTGGCCCGTAGTAAAGATGCCAGGGTTGGCAACCATAACTGTAGCGACATTAGACACCAACGCGGTACCGACTACGGGCGCGCTATCAAACCATAAAAAGCCGTTTATTAAATCTTGTGCGGCTTGGCAGGTGTCCTCTATCCAGGTGTAAGAGTCATACAAAGTGCCAACGCCCAGGCTAGCCTTCAAGGTAGCAGCTGTTACATACGTGGCTGGCATTTTTGTACTCCTATCTTACTTAGGTTTGGTAAGCCTCAAAGGGCTAAGAGGCCTACCAAACTATTAGTGGGTTTTATTAGGTAAAGTTGTAACGGATAATACCCTTAGGCATTTTGGCAATAGTTGCCATATAGCCATAGATAGCAACCTGTACCTGTAGGTTAGATACAACGTTAACTGACATATAAGCCTGTGGTGATTGGTAAACAGTAAATGCCTCAGGCGCAAGAATAATTGCTGAGTCATCCACAGTTGTAGTAGCCGCAAAGTTTTTGTCAACGTATAGATCTAGACCTAGTACGTTACCGCGGATACTGCCAGGCTGTACAAGACCGCCTGCGTTCATTGGCTGGCTAGCTGAATAAATAGGGCGGCCAGTACTGTCCGATGCGCCGAGCAATAATTGCCATTGGCTACCGTTGGCTATGTAGTTATTAGCAAAGTATCCAGTTGCCTCGTAAACAAGACGTGCGGCCTCAGATGTATAACCAATAATGCCTGCAGATGTAGCAGCTTGTGCAGTAGTAGCTACTGTTCCAGCTGTCACAAGGGCTGCCAAAACGGTTGTATCCAAAGTTTTTAGATACGCATTTTGTAGTTGTGTAGTTAACTCTGCATAAAAATTAGGATCTGAGCGCTCTAATAGCTCTACGCTAATAGTGTTCATACCGCTGTACTTGTTAATGGTGCCCGATAAGTATTCAGTAACCATACCTGTATTTTGTACTGCGCCAGCCTCAGCCTCAACAGTTACTACAGGTGCAACGCCTGACTGACCGCCTGCACTTGTTACAAGAGACGGTACGTTAATAGTCATACCGCTAGCTGGCAAAATACCACGGCTACACGCATCTATAGCAGGTGTGCCAAAGCGTGTGTTAGTTGGAAACTCAGATAGGTACTGAGTTGGGTTAAATGCTGGGTTAGTAGAAAATGAGTCATCTGCAGCTGTTACATACAGCTTGCTATCCTCATTACCTAGTGCAGCCTTAATCTTGTGTTCTGTGTATGCACCCATAGACGTAATAGGTGTACGTACGCGCTGAGAGTTAAGTGCGCTTGGTAGGATGATTTTACGAGCTGCCTCTACTGTAGGTGCAGCCTGCTCTGTGGCATCTACTGCCTCAGGTGCGGATTGATCGGGGGCTGTAGTCACAGCGGCCTCGCTTTCGGTTTCGGTTTCGGTTTCGGTTTCGGTTGTGGTTGTATTTATTACGGTGTTAGTTGTCGTAATTTTTGTACTCGTGGACTCAGCGGCATCTAATGGCATATCGCCCTCTTGCGCACTAATTTTTTGCACCGCAGCGCTTGCAAAGGCAGCGCTCTCTACGAGTGATACCTCGCGTAAGGTAGCAGCGGTGACCAGGAGATAATCTTTCTGGGGCTTTGATGCGGTAACCTCAACACCAAC